GGCAGGATAACCGCAGAGCTGTTACCAGATGCGGGATCTCAGGTCACGGGCTTCGTCAATGACAAAGTCTGGGATCTGTGACACAAGAGTCTCTTTCAGGACCTGTCTATCACGTCCCAGGGTAACAACCCTGTGGCGTGAATTGACATCAGCGTGAAGTTTGGAATATAAGAGCCCTCTGTAACCGTACCGGAGTCGGAACCCAGGTACAGTAGAGAAAGTCTTTATCCAACAACCTTCAACACCCCAAGACGCTCTCCTAGTTTTCCATTCGGAGAATTCGGTGTGCAAAACACCGGACAAACCGATAGGACCACAAAGACGATAACGCCTCGGAATCCTGTGATAGATACAGCGTCGAGCAATAAGCCACCGAGAGCGGTTTAAGAGACCAGGCAAAACCTGGTTCCTGCCCGCCCAATCGATGACTTGATTATGCAAGACAATTGCATCCACAACAGAGCTGAGTTTCTTCTTGACGAAGAAAGGTCGAACTTCCCTACCCTTGAAATAGTCTTTTCCACAAGACTCGAAGAAACTTCCATTCGCGTATGACTTCTCTGTATTAACAGAGAAGCCAAGGCAAGTGAGAGTCTCAACGAGCAGGGAAAAGGCTTTCCGAGGGACTATGATGTCATCCCCATACACGCTAACATCCCGCCGATCAGATTTTTCAATCTGAACGGCAGAGACCGCAAGCGCGTAGAAGATGAGCGTCTCAAGCGGGAAGGTGTACCCATTGCCCATCGAGGAGATCTTCTCGAGCCGGATCCTCTTGCCATTATACGAAGTATAGTGACATCGGGATTTCAGCAAGAGATCGATCCACATCGGGTCAGCAGTCGAGAAGAGATCGATCACGAGATTACTCGCAATCGAATCACTTGCCGAACTGAGGTCGATCGTTCCCAAACGATCGGCATAGGCACGGCGAGCCGCCTCTTGATTTCGGTCTTGACATGTGATGTCTTGTCCGAACCGTCGGAGACGTTTCGAAATGAGAGACCCGATACCGAGCTGAAGGTAGATATTCCACCTCGGCTCGATACAGATCGCTCGATCGATCAGCGCCGTCTTAGGTACGAAAGAGAGCCTGCTGTCATGCTCAATCAACGCATGATGAGCAAAGTCAGCTCTGTGATCGGCATCGAAGATGTCGTCATAGAGCGAGACGCAGGCAGGAGTTATTGTGCCGGCGGACTGATACTTGGCATAAGAGCTCGCATTATTGCGAGCCAGTGCGGTATCAGCGCCGGGTCCGTGGCGAGCATTATCCCGGATATAAGCAAGCTCATTAGGACCGATCGTACCCAAGATCTCGGAAATTTTCCGTCG